CCTACTAAAAGCCTTGATGACATGGTGAACAGCCCTCCGCACTACACCACAGGGGGCATTGAGACCATCGACTTCATCGAAGCAAAAGAGTTGAACTATCACCTTGGCAACGTGGTCAAGTACGTCACACGCAGCGGTCACAAGGGGGACAAGTTGAAAGACCTTGAGAAAGCTCAGTGGTATTTGAATCGTGAAATAGATAATCTCAAGAAGTAATCAGTACTAGGGTGGCGCGTTGCGCCCCCTTTTTTGCCTATACAAAATGCTTATTTAAAGGTCTTATGTAGATAAGATCGCTAACTGGAGAACGTCATGTTATCAGCAGTAGCAATCCTAATCGAAAGAACCAAGACCCATCCTGAAGAATTTGCTAATGGTTATTCAAGCGACTATGGCAAGTGGGATGACGTAATAAAAGAATTTTGCCTCTGCATGACCGCAGAAGAAAAAGACGCACTAACCGCAGCGATGACTGAGGCTAAACGCACGATGTTTAACGAAGCCGTGATGAAACGCTTGGTGGGTACTAACAAAACCGATGCTGAGTTAGAAGAAATAGCTATAAAAATGGCTAATTCGGCAAAGGGGTTTGGCTCAAAACCCACAAGGATACTGACCTCGGCTCAGATAACTAAAGATGCGCTGAAGATACTTGAGGATAACCTCACTATGGATGGTATCAGTTACAAAAAAGAGTACGACATTAACACCGACAGCTATCTTATATCTAAGGCAACTAAATGAACACAGGACTAGCAATACTTATCGCACGTACCAAGACGCACCCTGAAGAATTTACTGGGCATTTTCCTAGCGACATGAGTCCATCCAAGTGGGTGATAGCCATTGAAAACTTTTTAGATTGCATGACCGATGAAGAAAAGGCGGCGTGGGCTGAAGCTAAGGAGTGGCTTAACGAGTGGCATCTAAATAAACGGCGTGATGACTTCACAGAGTTTGTGATGAAGAAACTCGCGGGTGTTGCTGATACTGAGAGCGTGTCTAGCGCTAAGTACACAGAGCAGTTAGCCATGAGTATGAAAAACACTAAGGAAGTACTTCAGGCAGGGTTGATGAAAACCTTTGCAGAACAGTACAAACATCAAGACTTTGTAAACGCAATGAGGGTGGAGGAATGAGCTTCATCACACTAGACTTTGAGACGTACTACTCCGACACGGTTGGCTTTAAGAAAATGACTACAGAAGAGTACGTGCGTAACCGCAAGTTTCATGTGATCGGCGTAGGCGTTAGAGTTGACGATGCGCCAGCCGTCTGGTTCTCAGGTAGTCATGAGGAAACAAAGTCATTCCTGATGCAGTTTGATTGGGATGATAGTGCTTTGCTTTGCCACAATATGTTGTTCGACGGGTCGGTGCTTGCTTGGAAGTTTGGTATTAAACCCGCTTTCTACTACGACACCCTGTGCATGGCGAGAGCAATACATGGCGTAGAGGCGGGTGGCTCGCTCAAGGCTCTTGCTGAACGCTATGAGTTGGGTACAAAGGGTACTGAGGTTGACGATGCCAAGGGCAAGAAGCGGGAGGACTTCACGCCCGAGGACTTGGCGCAGTACGGCGAGTATTGCAAGAATGACGTTGACCTCACAAAGGCTCTATTTAAGGAACTGGTGCGTCACTTCCCCGAGGATGAGTTGGTGCTGATCGACATGACGCTACGGATGTTCATTGATCCTGTGCTTGAGGTTGATGATGCGATGCTTAATGATCGTCTAGAAGAAGTACGCGAAGAGAAGCTGACCATGCTTGGCACGTTAATGGAGAAATTAAAATGTGACACCGAGGAGGCGGTACGCAAGAAGCTCGCAAGCAATAAACAGTTTGCAGTCCTCCTGCAAGAGTATGGGGTTGAGCCGCCCATGAAGCTAAGTAAGACCACAGGCAAACAGACGTTTGCGCTTGCTAAGAACGATGAGGGCTTTATCGAGATGACTGAACACATAGACCCGTTCATTCAGCAGCTATGCGCGGTGCGACTTGGCACTAAGTCAACTATTGAGGAATCAAGGATAGAGAGATTCATAGGCGTGGGCGCTCGCAACAAAGGCTGCCTACCTATTCCGCTCAAGTACTACGGCGCACATACAGGTCGATGGGCAGGGTCAGACAAGGTGAACTTCCAAAACCTGCCGAGCCGAGATAAGAAAAAGAAAGCGTTGAAGAACGCTATCGTTGCACCCCTAGATCACACGATCATTAACTGTGACTCATCTCAAATTGAGGCGCGTGTGCTTGCATGGCTGGCAGGTCAAGATGACTTGGTGAAATTGTTCGCCGAGGGCGAGGATGTGTATTCTGTTTTTGCCTCAAAGATTTATAAGCGCACTATCTCTAAAGCCGACCCCGTTGAGCGGTTTGTGGGTAAGACTTGCATCTTGGGTCTAGGCTACGGAACAGGAGCGTTAAAACTACAACACACCCTGAAGACTAGTCCACCCGGAGCTGTCCTTAGTGAAAAAGACTGTAAAGAAATTGTTGATCTATACCGCAACACTAACGATAAGATTATTAAGCTATGGCGTGATGGTGACGCCGCAATAGAACGTATTGCCAACTGGAAGAACGGACACAAGGATACGTGGTATGGCAAGAACAATTGCTTGCAGATAGTGAAGGGCGGCTTTCGACTACCAAACGGACTACTCATTCAGTACCCTGAGTTGGGTCTCAATACTGATGAAGATAAAGAGCGATACATGTACAAGTCACGTAAAGGCCCCACATCGTTGTGGGGCGGGTCGGTAGTGGAAAACGTAGTTCAAGCCTTGGCGCGGATCATTGTTGGGCAGCAGATGATTGAGATTCAGAAGCGATACAAGATCGTGTTGACTGTACATGACGCAGCGGTTTGCGTAGTCAAGGATGAGGATCTGGAGGCGGCTATGAGTTACATTGTTGAAGTAATGTCTAAGCCACCTGAGTGGGCTAAGGGATTACCCGTAGCATGTGAAGCGAAGAGTGGAAAATCTTACGGCGAGTGCTAAAAAAGATTGCCTAGAGCGCGTTTTTAATATAATATGTACAGGTAAACTTTTCAAAAGGCAGTGTATGGATTTCACATGGTCGTTCTCATCACTCAAAGATTACGTTAACTGCCCCAAGCAATATCAGGAAGTTAAGATATTGAAAAGGTTCTACAAAAAACCTACCAAGGAAATGACGTACGGCAATGAAGTCCACAAAGCCCTAGAACACTATGTCGCTGACGGTACACCACTACTTGAGAACTACAAACGATTCCAACCTGTGCTTGATTCACTTGTAGAGATTGATGGTGAGAAGCACCCCGAACGTAGAATGGCTCTTAACCGTGATGGTGAGGCGTGTAGTTATGGCGCAGATGACCGTTGGGTGCGAGGTATCGTTGACTTGCTGATCGTAGACGGTGACAAGGCGTTTATCGTTGACTACAAGACGGGCAGCAATAAGTACCCTGACCCGAAACAGTTAAAGCTTATGGCACTAATGACTTTCGCGCACTTCCCTGAAGTCAATCATATTAAAGCTGGGCTGCTGTTCGTGATACACAATAGTTTTTTAGACGAAGAGTACAAGCGGGAACAGATTAAAGATTTGTGGGGTGCGTTTCATGGCGACCTTGAACGTATGAAGGTTTCGTACGAAAATGATGCATGGATGCCTAATCCTACTCCTTTGTGCGGGTGGTGTCCCGTACACACTTGTCAATTCCATAAGGAAAGATAATGCCCTACGTTAACAAGCCGCGCCCATACGATAAAGAGTACCAACAACAACTAACGCGGGGTGAAGGTGACCGCCGTATGGAACGCCAACGCGCCCGAGCTAAGATTGATAAAACGATGCCTGATGGTAACGGCAACGGTAAAGCTGATGCTCGGGAAGGTAAAGATGTTGCACACGTTAAAGCCCTTGATAAAGGTGGCTTAAACAAAAACGGATTGCGTATTCAAACCGCTACTAAAAATCGTTCATTTAAACGCGACTCAAAAGGCAACTTAGTAGGTGAAGTTAGCAAGAAAGAACGTAAGAAATAATACGCTGCGGTTAGGCATGAGTGTGCAGCGGGGGGTGGCTTTGGAAGTTTGCTTGACCCTTTAACCATGTCAGTTGAACGGCACTCACAAGTCCCTTAAAAGCTTCTCCGGTGCGTCAGGTTCATCCGCTTCACCCTCGTAAGGGGTGTTTTTTACAGTCAAAGGAACATCGTGCAAATAGTTCAAAACAGTGCGTTAAGATTTAAGTTGAATTCAGTACATGTACCAATAATTACTAAACACATAGCAAAGAGTGAAGTTTTGAGCGATGACGGTGAACAGGCAGATGTGCTTGTATATTGGCAACTTGAGGAGATGCAAACTCTAGCCAAGATATTTGAGTCCTTCAACATACCCTCGCCTATCACTAGAGATTATAAATGGCCGGGTCTGTACACCCCGTTCAAGCACCAAATCACAACTGCGGCTTTTCTAACGTTGCGCGAACGTGCGTTTTGCTTTAACGAAGCGGGTACAGGCAAGACCTCTTCTGTGATATGGGCTGCTGACTATCTAATGACGCAGAAAGTTATTAAGCGAGTGCTAGTCATTTGCCCGTTGTCGATCATGTACTCAGCGTGGCAAGCAGATATATTTAAAACAGCCATGCACCGGACAGTCGCAGTAGCCTATGGCGATGCAAAAAAACGCAAGAAGATAATTAACGGTGATTATGAGTTCGTCATAATTAATTACGATGGTGTGGGAATCGTACGAGAAGATATAAGTAAATCAGGGTTTGACCTAATTGTGGTCGATGAAGCCAACGCTTATAAAACAGCTACGACCCAACGCTGGAAAACTCTAGCAAAACTCCTCGCCCCTTCTACGAGATTATGGATGCTCACAGGCACTCCCGCTTCGCAGTCTCCGCTAGATGCGTTTGGGCTTGCACGACTTGTATCCCCCGCTAAAGTGCCACGCTACTTCACTTCATGGCGCGACCAAGTGATGATCCCCACTACTAGGTTTAAGTGGACACCCAAGAACTCATCTAGGCAAGACGTATACACCGCGCTGCAACCTGCTATCAGATTCACTAAGTCCGAGTGCTTAGACTTGCCGCCCGTCATGTATCAAACACGCTTAGTCCCACTTACCCCACAGGCAAGTAAGTATTACACGACGTTAAAGACACAGCTTCTCATCGAGGCTGCAGGAGAAGAGGTTAGCGCAGTCAATGCCGCCGCTGCGCTAAGTAAGTTGTTGCAAATATCAGGTGGCGCGGTATACACCGACAAGCATGACGTAGTTGAATTTGATGTTAGCCCACGCCTTAATACACTCATGGAGGTAATCGACGAAACAGAACACAAGGTAATTATCTTTGTGCCGTTCAGACACACAATAGATGTTGTGGCCCGGCATCTCACTAGTCAAGGAGTTACTAATGAAATAATTAACGGAGACGTACCCGCTAGGGAGAGGGCCGTAATCATCAATAGATTTCAGACCGCCGACCTACCAAGAGTTTTAATCATTCAACCACAAGCTGCATCACATGGCGTAACACTAACTGCTGCGAACACCGTAGTATTTTGGTCACCCGTGATGAGCGTAGAAACGTATCTTCAATGTATTGCACGAATTGATCGCGTGGGACAGAAAAACAGTATGACTGTTGTACACCTGCAGGGATCAGAGGTGGAGCGCAAAATGTACGCAATGCTCCAAGGCAAAGTTGATATGCACGAAAAGTTGGTTGATCTTTACAAGCAAGAACTAGGAGTTTAAAAATGTCATCAAATCTCGAAGAATTAGTACAAATATACTTGACAATTAGAACCGAACGTGAAAAGATTCTAACTGCCTACGAAACACAAGACAAGGCATTTAAGGATGAGTTGAACGTATTAGAGCAGGCGATGTTAGCAATCTGCAACGATACAAACGCAGATAGTATCAAGACTCAGAACGGCACAGTGATTCGCAAAATGAACGAGCGTTTCTACTGTAATGACTGGGACAATTTTAAGAAGTTTGTTTTAGAGCATCAAGCAGTAGAGTTATTTGAGCGCCGTATTCATCAAGGTAACTTCAAAGAATTTATGTTGGAACACAAAGATGATGGTCTACCCCCCGGCGTTAACGTGATGCGAGAATTTGGTATCACAGTACGTAAACCAGTAGCACGATAATTCAGTCAAAGGAAAATAAATGAGCAACGAACTCGCAAATCTGTTAGCTAGTAACCCCTCTATGGTTCAGTCAGGTCTTGACGAAGACACCCTTGCAGTATCAGGTGGCGCACGACAAGGCAACAAACGCATCTCCATCAAAGGTGGTGTGTTCCGCAAGTATGCAGGCGGTAAAGAAATCGGTGCTATCGAAGACCGCTTTATGAACGTGATCATCGTAAAAATGGCACACAAGGCATCACGCATGTTGTACTTGCAAGGTTACAAAGAGGGCGAGAAAGTTAGCCCCGCTTGTTGGTCTGGCAATTCAGATACACCCGATGCTGAAGTTAAGAATCCCCCCGCACCAAGCTGCACCGAGTGTCAGTACAGCGTCAAAGGTTCAGGCGATAACGGTATGGGTACTAAGTGCAAGCTGTCATGGCGCACCGCTGTTGTGTTGCCTAATGATCCCGCAGGCGATGTGATGCAGTTGGTCCTACCCGCTATGTCGTCTTTCGGTAAAGAAGATAATGGTCGTTGGCCTTTCCGCCCGTACGTTCAGCACTTGGCATCACACAACGTATCAGCAGGGCGCGTTATCACCCGTATGGCGTTTGATACGAAGTCACCTACACCCAAGGTAGTGTTCTCGCCTGTCGGTGCTGTGCCTGATGAGGACTTGGCTGTTGTTGCTCGCCAAGCGAAGAGTCCCGCTGCTGAAGCTGCTATTAAGATGAATGTATTTCAAGTTGATAGTGGCGGTGAAGTGGCAGCAGATGATGGTGGGTTTGAAACTGTAGCTGTGTTTACTTCAAACGTATCTGTTGAGGCACAGTTAGCCGAGCCTGTAAAGCGTGAGTCAGCGAAGCAAACTGAAAGCGCACCGCCTTCTGATGTTTCGGATGTTGTCAAAAAATGGTCTAAAAAGTAAGGAGTAGGAATGCCACGAACATATAGCGATAGATTTTTAATTGGGATGCATCAGGCTAACCCGCGTCGTGCGGGTGTAGCCCTTGCAAAAGAGTGTGTGAAAGCTAATCTTCCAGCAAAGTATGTAGCAGTTGCGTTGGGAGTGTCCCGCATGACGATCTATAGTTGGTTTCGTGGCAAACCTATCCGCGATAAAAATCAGCAGCTTGCAGAAGTGTTTACCGACTTAGTTGAAGGTGACATTGTGCGGGGTATTCTCCCCGCTAAAACCATGCGAGAAGCTCAAAAATACATTGACGATATGCTTAAAGAAACAGTATAGCGAGGCTTAACCCCACCCACCTAACTAAGCGTGAGCAGTCACGCTTTTTTAAACTCTGCTCAAGAAATGATAAAACAATTTTATGAGATGGCGTTGCCTACGCAGGGAGTTTATTGCGTAACGGGTATTGACCCAGCCACAGGGGCAACAAAAAACCGATTCACTGAAACACTAAAGGGAGTACATGAGTTAATAGCAGACTGCAATAAACGTAAACAGAATACTTTTGTAGCTGTCAGTACATTTGAAGGATACAGTCGTAAAGCTAAAGACGCTTTGTTCTGTAAGTCACTATTTGTTGATCTTGATGTAGGCGCGGAGAAGGCAAAGAAAAACGAAGGATACACAGATTCGGGTGCTGCGCTAATTGCACTTGATGTATTTATCACCGAGAGCGGGTTACCACCTCCTGTCATTGTTAGTTCAGGGCATGGCGTACACGCTTATTGGCTGTTTGATAAAGACATTCCTACGGATGAGTACCTTACAGTTGCACAACTTTTTAAAGATTACTGTGTAGCAAGATTGTTCTGCGACAGAGCAGTTATGGCAGACATGGCGCGTATCATGCGTTGCCCTGACTCAATGAATTACAAGACAGACCCACCTACCCCTACTGGATTTATAAGCGAAGATTTAAACGCATATTCATTTGAGTCGTTTAAAGAATTCCTAGGTGTTGAAGAAGAGCCGGAGGAACCGGCTAATGATGTAGCAGCAATCTTAGCTTCTATACCTAAAGGCTTAGACGATGAGACGAGAGCTTTCAAGAAGCTTGATAACTTTAAATACAACTTTAGAAACATTGTTATACGAAGTCTTGAAGGTGACGGTTGCAATCAAATAGCAGAGGTTGCAAGAAACCCTGAGAACCCACCCTACTCATCATGGACAGGTGCGTTAGCAGTTGCCGTACGCTGCGAAGACGGCGAAGAAGCAATCCAACTAATATCAGAAGGGCATCGTGACTACACACCAGAAAAAACAATTACAAAAGCCAATTCTTTTAACTCTATCAGAACGTGCGAAGGGTTTGCGCGTGATGAGCCAAGTCTCTGTGAAGGATGTAAACACAGAGGACGAATCGTTGGACCAATTGAGCTTGGAAGAGAGTTTATACCCGCAGCAGCAGCGCATACGGAGGACACAGTTTGGGAGAAACCGGATACCAAAAAGCTTCAAGAACTTCCGGGATTCCTAAGACCATTTGTTAAAGGCACTAACGGTGGTATCTATTTTATGCCGCCAGCAACCGTTGATAAAGAAACAAAGAAGAAGACACAAGACGACCCCGTATTGTTTCTAGCGCACGACCTATGGCCTATACGCAGACTGTATAGCAAGACTGAAGGCGAGTGTTTGTTAATGCGCTTAGTGTTACCACACGATCCTGCAAGGGAGTTTCTACTGCCCGTAGCGCAATCAGCAGAAGATATACGCAAGGCTGTAGTAGCCCAAGGTTCACCCTGCGAGCCAAGCCAAGCGCCACGCCTCTATAGTTATATTTCTAAATGGAATCAATACATGATTAACGTATACAAAGCGGATCAAATCCGCACACAGATGGGCTGGACAGAGAAGATTAACCCCGAGTCACCTGTGCAGCAGCGCAGGTCGTTTGTCTTAGGTAGTAGAGAGATTAATGAAGAAGGTCAGATTATCGAGTCAGCTACATCACCTCTCATACGAGGTATTGCTAGACATTTAGAACCACAAGGGACCTACGAGAAGTGGCGTTGGTGTGTGGATCATCTAAATCAACCCGGATTTGAAATGCACGCTTTTTCTATGTTGTGTTCGTTTGGTTCAACGCTTATGGAGTTTACCTCTACCGCAGGGGTTACTGTTAGTCTACAAGGGTTGTCCGGCGCAGCTAAGACGGGCGGTATGTATGCAGGGCTAAGTGCGTTTGGTCATCCTGTTGATCTTAGCGTGTTGGACTCAACCGATAACGGTATGGTGGGGCGCTACTTGGGACTGCACAGTTTGATGTTGGC